AACGCTTCTGTAGTTCGTCGTCTTCTCCATTCCTTTCTAGTCTGCTGGTACACTTGGGCCATGGCGGAACAGATTGTTCCCTCTTTTGCCATGTCCTTGTCATGGGGTCGGCCGTTGATGTCAGTGGATTTTGCCATAGTTAGAATACTTAGATAAATCCGTCGACACCGGCTGATCGTTGGGAGTGGGACCGGAGGGAGAGTGGAGTTGCTATCCACTTCGCTCCAGGGAATACTACTGTCGATTTTGGGCGGGCGTAACTTTACGTATTGTTCGGCGAACACTCCGTGGGTCGGACTGATTAAAGATTTCTTTTGGTTAAATTTCAGTCGGAGTGAGGCCAGGTTACGCTTGTACTTCTTAATTTTAGCAAGCGACCAGTAGCCCAATAGGTCATCCCCGAGAACCACATAATCTTCTGCGTTGGATCTATATTCAGCGCAGAAGCAATTCACTAGGCTGAGAATCGGCCACGTCGTGCCTAGGCCCATTAAAAGACCGCGGGCCGTGACGTAACTCTCGTCACCATCCTGCAATTCGAAAGGCCCAGTAGACTCATAGAGGAGTTTCTTGAGTTGGGTCGAATAGCCTAGGGTATCACAGACGGCATCTATCACTACTCGGGCCACTTCGTGTGGTATATAGTCACTAGCAGCCGTTAGGTCTGCAGATAAGAAGTGACCATTAAGAGCTGTCGGTCTTAAGATTTTCTCTACCGACACCCCTTGTAGTGGCTGGCGGACGCATTTCTTTGATTTGGCGATTGTCAGGAGTACACGATTTATGGTACGAAGGAAGGAAATATGGGCTGCGCCGTGCATTGTGGCCACCCGTAGTTTATATCCAGCTTCCTCGATCCTGACGACTCTGCCAGGAGGGATCAAACAACCCTCCTTTGCGTCTATTTGCCAGTTGCTTCTACTGTTTGCAAGATCGTCTTTTACGACTTTATTCCAGCGCATTTCCCAGGCGAGGGGGTGTTCTCCGAGACCGGTGTGGCGGGATGCCACTAAGTCTCGAAAGTAGCCGTAGCTACCCCCCCCTTTTAGCCCGCGCTCGAGGCATGCAGTAGAAACTGTTGATGCGGTGAATTGGGGTTCTTCGAGATCCGCCCCATATTTGCTCCTGGCGTAGCGAGATACATCAGCGATGTAGTTGTATAAGCTGCGCAAGAGCTTTTTGGAGACCGGATCGGGTTTTGTTGTCATTCGTTCCCTATATTCGTTTATATCTTTGGGGCGAGTGAATCTCATTCCTTTTGGAATTGCCCGACCGAGACCAACAAATATGAGGGCGGCATCCTTAGTGAAAGCTGTTGCTAAGGAACCTCGAAAGAATTTCGTGAGTACGGGGATTTGTCCAGACGGTGATGGTTTCAAGTTGGCCCAGAGTTGGGTTGATTGATAGGCCCACTCTTTGAATAATGTACAGAGGCCACTTGAACCAGAACGTGCTGCGAGATTCAGTATGAAGAGGACCATCCTCCATTGTGTGAGGTGGCCGGCACGTTCGCCAGGGTGAAGGAAGGAACCGTTGTCCCGGATCGGGAAACCGCGAGCCTTTATGGCGATAAAGTAGGTTTCCAGAAATATATCGATAAGGACACGGATTCGCTTCTGTTCGGAGGCTAGATATTTGCTATGTATGCGTCTAATTACAGACCATAGTGCCTTTCTTGGAATTTGTACCCGCCCAAATGGAGTCCGAGGACGCCATAGTGGGCTGACTCTCAACCAGATACCAAATGCTTTAAACGAGTGGGGAGAACTGCTGGTCCTAGGACTGGCGGTATCTCTCACGGTTGAGGTCATTCCGAGAGCACGCATGAGGGATGCTAAGGATCTTGGTAGACAAGTTCTACTGAGATGCCAATTATGCATCGCGCGTTGGG